TCACTTGCGCGTCGGGCCAGCCCTGAAATCAAACAACCCCCTCAGAACCATTTCAAAACATGCGCAATAGTCGGCGTCGTCAAAGGTCGGCTCATCCGCCAGCACCCGTTTGCGCGCCGCTGACATCAGCGACCCGTTGCCCCAAAACGGATGCAGCCGCCCGGCGCGGCGGGCGTAAACATCCGCCGCTTCCGCCTCGCGCATCATCCGGGCGCACAAATCCCGGCGCAGCGCGCGCGGCACGTGCAAAAGCGCGCGCGCGGCATTGCTGACATCTCCGTGCAGAACCGGACGCATGGCCCTAAGCCTCCAGGTCGATCCCGGCGAACAGGCCGGCACCATACCTGGCCGAGACCTGCGCCACCTCGATCCGCGCCGGCAGAACCAGACCATCGCCGGCCTGCGCCGCGCCCGTATAGGTCCAGTCCGGCGTGGCGCGTATTTCCTCGCGCAGCACGCTGCCCCCCTGCATCACCCGCAGCAGATAGCTTTCGCTTTCCTCGCCCAGGGGCACTTCCGGCGCATCCCAGCTATCGCCGTCGATGCGCGTGCGGCGTACCCAACTCACCGCGATATCCGCCCCAACGTCGCCGGACGCGCGCAGATGCGCCGGCGCGTAAGGGCGCAGGCCATTGCCGTCAAACGCCTCGACCAGATGGGTGTAGGACGGATCATCGTACCCACGCCTTGCCGGACCAATCCGGTAATGACGGGCACTGCGCCGCTGCGCACTGGTCAGGCCCGTCTGCACCGGCGCGCCATCCAGCAGCACAAACCACGACCCCGTCGGCCAGACATCCGGCATCAACCCGTCACTGCCCAACTGGCCGCGCAACCGCCCCGACAACCAATAGGTATCCGGCGCGATCAACTCGGCCTCGCGGAACTGNAACAGCTCCCAATTGCCGCTGGAGCCATCGCCAATCGCCGCCAGATTCGCGCCGTTCAGCACCGCGGCAGCGTCGCGGGTCTCCAGCGCGCCGCTGGTCAGCCTGACCTCAACCGGCGCGCCCTCGTCCCACAGCCCCGGACGGGCCGCGACCAAAGGCGAGCCCGTGACACCGATAACCGCGCTTTTGGCGATGATCTGGCTCAGGGCATAATTGTCGTCCGTCGCCGAAGCATAAAGCGCCACCGTGCCCGGCCAGGGTTTCGCCGTCACCGCCAGATGCGGCGCATGGGGCACCTCGTCGCCGCTCATCAATGGCAGATCCAGGAACAGCGGCAGCACCGGCACCGGCGGCACGAACGCCTTCAGCCCCGGCACATCCTCGGCCATTTCCGACGGCGTATAGACCTCGGGTTCGATGCGCACCGCCTCGATCAGTTGCAGCCCGGATTGTTCCACCCGGTCGATCCGGTAGCGCACGTCACCCTCGCCGCCATCGCCCGGNAATGTCACCACATCGCCCGCGCCCAGCGCCATCTGCGACGGCGGCAGGGCAAAGCGCACGCTTTCGCGTGATACGCGCGCCTCGGTCAGCCAGCGTTCGGCCACCTGGTGCCCCTCGGCGCGGGTCAGCGACAGCGCCAGGTCAGAACTGGCCACCGCATGGGTCGCCTCATCGGGTAAAACCGCCTCTTCGGCGATCACCTCGTGATCCGCCCCGGCCTGAACAAACCGCACCCGCACGCGCCCGGTCATCTCGGCCTCGGCGTCGCGGNTCTGGTCGCTCAGCCCGTCGATTTCGCTGGTTTCGGCGAACAGATCGCGCTCCAGCGCCTGCGCGCCGGTGCCGCTGCGCATGGTGAATTTCAGCGCCCCATCGCGTTCGATCGCGTCAAACCCATGGCGCAGCATCAGCGGTTGCAAGGCGCTGCGCGCATCGCCCACCTGATCCACCAGAAAGCCCCGCACGATGCCGTAAAGCTGCGCGGTATCAACCACGTCAAGGCCAGAGCGGCGGCAGATCTCATCCACCACCGAATTCAGCGCCCGCGCCCCGGTCCGGCCATTCAGCCAGTGACCGCGCGCGTAATTCTCACCATCCGACCACAGCGCGCGGTTGTTGGGAAAAACCGGGAAAGGCCGGGTGTCCCAGGCCCAGACATAGGCGTTGGCCATGTCGATCATCTGTGCGCCGTAAACCTCTGATACCGGGTTATTTTCCGGTGACTTCCAATAACCCAGAAGGCTTTGCAGATAGCGCATCTGGATCAGATCATCGCGCGCCCCGTTAGAGAAATCCGGCAGGCCGGACTCTGACGATTTGGCGTCCAGAAACTTGTTCGGCTGGTTGGTGCCCTTGTCCACCGCCGCACAGCCCAGTTCAGTGAACCAGATCGGTTTCGACTGCGGCTCCCACGCCGTGGTGCCGGCCTGACGCACCCCGGCGATGCGTTCGTGATGGTCATTGCGCCACCAGTTGCGAATATCCTTGTAACGCCAGATCCACGGCTCATCATGGGCCAGATCGCTGATCGGTGTGCGGATCTGCGCCGCTTGCGATTCCGGCGAATGATAGTACCAGTCATAGCCCTCGCCGCCCTCGATATTGGCAGCAAGATAGGCCGGGTCATGGATCACCGGCCATCCCGCCTGCGCATCCAGATGATCGCTGCCCTCGCGCCAGTCCGACAGGGGCATGTAATTGTCGATGCCGATAAAGTCGATGTTGGCATCAGCCCAAAGCGGGTCGAGGTGGAAATACCGGTCGCCACTGCCATCCTGCGGCTGATAGCCGAAATATTCCGACCAATCCGCCGCATAGCCAATCTTTGTCCCGGCCCCCAGCAACACCCTTACCTCAGCGGCCAGATCCCGCATGGCGGCCACCGCCGCGAACCCACCGGCCCCGCGTATCTGCGTCAGCCCGCGCATTTCCGATCCGATACAGAACGACGCAACGCCCCCCGCCGCCGCACACAGCGCCGCGTAATGCAGGATAAACCGCCGCATCCCCCACTCATCCGGTCCCGAATAGCTGACCGATCCATCGCCGATGATGAAATCCGCCGCCGTTGCCGTGCCAAAGAACGCCGCAACCTCTGCATCCGCGCCCGCCGTCGCGTCAGGCGACCCCGCCTTGCCCGGAGCAACCGACAAGGTGATGCGCCCGCGCCACGGCAGGACCGGCTGGTCGTCGGCCCCGCTCCAGGGGTCAGCCAGCCCGTTGCCGGCCTGCTGATCCATCAGGATGAACGGGTAGAACATCACCCTCTGCCCGGCGTCGTTCATGGCCCGGATCGCCTCGACCACCGCCGCGTCCGCCGGGGTGCCGCCATAGATCGGCCGGTCGTCCTCCTGCGCGATCTCGTCCGAGGTGGCGCGGGTCAATCCGGCCACCGCCCAGGGCATATTGCTGCCTTCAATGTCGCTGCGTTCCACTTTCGGAATCAACCGGCACTGGCCACAGCGCAGATCGCCACCAAACCACGACACCACCAGCGAGGCCGCATCACACGCCGGCAATTCTTCACCAAGCGCCTCAAACGAGGTGGCAAAATCGCTTTTGCCCGAGGGTGAATTGATATTGGCAACCCATTTGCTGCCCGGCCCGTCCGAATAATACACCGGAGTCGTCGCCAGCNCGTACTCGCCCGTCCCCGGCATCAACGCCACACCGTTGATCAATTGCGCCGGATCAACGTCATAGCCANCACTCTCAGGCTGTTCCGCGCGCAGCACCTCAAATGAAAACTGCGGCACACGATTACCGTATGGCTCAAGCGACAGATCCTCCATCACCACATAGGCGGTGCCGCGATAGGCCGGAACCTGCCCCGCGCCCTCGATCGCCTCGATCACCGGGTCCGGCAACTGGTCTTGGGTGCCGGTGTAAACCCGCAGGTTCAGGTCATCGCGCGCCACCTCTTCGCCATCGGCCCAAACGCGGGCGACGCTGGAAATCTCGCCCTCGCACAGCGCCACACTCAGCGACACGCTGTAGCTGTAACTGGTGGTCTTGGGCGCGGCAGGCGCGCCCTTGCCGCCGCCGCTGGTCGTCGCGGTTTCCTGAAAATCCGAGGCCCAGATCACCTGGCCGCCAACCCGCATCCGCCCGTAGACCTGCGCAATCGCCCCGCCATCACTGGCGCGGGTCAGGCGGAACCGTTCAATCCGGCCCGTTTCAATCGCGTCCGATCCGGCCCCCAGAAGGCGGTTGTCGATCACCTGCCCCAAGGTCGCGCCAACCGCACGCCCGATCGCCACGGATGACAACCCGGCCAGCGTTCCACCAACCGAGCCGCCAATGGCCGCACCCGCAGCCGAAAGAAGTATCGTCGCCATCAGATATCCTCCAGAGGAAATTCAAACATTGCCACGATGCGCCGCTGCCACGGTGCGCTCAGCGAACTTTCAACAACGCCGTGACGGGCATAGGCATGGATGAACCGCGCATCCGGACCGGCCTGTGAAGCGATGCCAAGATGCTTGGCCACCGACCCCGCACGCATTCGAAACAGGACCACATCGCCCGGCCCCACCGGCGCGGATTTCGCCACCAGATGCCGCGCCGCCGCGGCCCACAACCGTTCCTCGCCCTGCGGTTCGGACCAGTCCATGCTATAGGCTGGCACCACCTCGGGTTCGGCCCCGTACACCTCGCGCCACACACCGCGCACCAACCCCAGGCAATCCGCTCCGGCCCCGCGCGTTGCGCCCTGATGCCGGTACGGCGTGCCGATCCAGCCCCGCGCACAGGCGACAATTTCAGACATTTCAGCCATCAGCGCAAACTCCCGCCCGAGTTCCGACCAGATTGCTTTGGCACCGCCATCACCCAGTCTTCGCCGGGAATGTCGGGAAAGCCCTGAAAATTAACCAGATTGTTGAACTTCAGCCGACAGCTTTCCATCCGCTTGTCGCACCCGGCGATCAGCCGCACGCTATCCCCCGCCACGATGCCTCCGCGCAGCGGTTGCCACAGTTCGATAACCCGGAGACCATCGTCAAAGTAATCCTGCTTGATCAGCCCCCACAGCCCGCTGGCCTTGCCGTCAACCACCTCAAGGCGTCCGCGCGCGAACCAGCCCGGTTCAAACCCGGCCATATCCGCCCAGCGAAATTCGCGCGCCTGATCCACCAACTCAACGGCGCGTTCCTCGGAATACCCCGGCGTGGCCGGATCAAAGCCACAGGCCCGGTCCCCCAACACGGCGGTACAGGGTTTCTGGTAAACACGGCCCAGAGGCCGGTTCAGCGCCTCGGTCAACCCGCGCAATTCGGCGTGAAACGCCCCGCCACTGCGGCGCAATTCACCAATCGTGCCGCGAAACTGCAACCAGCGCACATCCACATCCGCCCAGTTCACCAGCCACGCCTGCACCCCGGCCCCGTCGAACCGACCGGCCTCGATGTCCTCTTCGCGTACCGAGGTATCGCTTAGCGCCCCGATGGCCTCGGAATTATCCACCGACAGGCCGGTACTTTGCTGCAATGCCTGCGCGGTCAGGCCGGTGTCAGCCTTGAAATCCACGCCTTCAAAAGCCAGCGGCATGTCGTGGTCGGTAAACCCGTATTGCACCCCATCGGCGCGGGTGATCGCCCAACAGCGGCACAGGCTGGTCAACCCGCTTTGCACATGCGCGGCAAATTCCGCCCCCATCCCGCCCATCAGACCCGCACCTCGACCACCGGCACATTGGGCACGGTTCCGGCCTGAAAGCTGGCCACGCTGGTCTGGATCCGGTCGGTGTCAAACCGCACCGGCACGTCAAATTCAAACCCGGCGGTGATCTGCATGGTCTCAGCCGGGGCATGCACGAAACTGACCAGACCGGTGGTCTCGTCGACCTCGTAATCCACGCCTTCCTGCATCTCGTCCTGCTCGATACCGATGCGCACCGATCCCGCCACCGGTTTGGCAATCGGCCTGAGATAACTGAACGCCCCCGACTGATAGGTTTTGGCCAGCCCGAACACCAATTGATGCCCATCGCCCAGCGCAATCACCTGATCGCGAAAGGAAATATCACCACTGGCCGGCCCGGATTTGAAATCCGACCAGTCCTTCCAGCGAAACCCGTGCATCTGCCCGTGCCGTGCCTCGAAAAACGCGATCAGCTTTTCCACATCATCCAGCGACCGCATGCCCAGGCCCGCATCATAGCGCCGTCTGGAATGTGCCCAGGGCGTATTGCGTTCCTCGAACCCGTTGGCCAGCGTCACGATGTCCGTGCGCCGCTCGGGCCCCCCGACCGAGCCAAAGCTCAGGCTTGCCGGAAATCTTACCTCGTGAAAATCCATGTCCCGTCCCCCGATCTATCGGTTGCGATTGCCACGCCCCAAGGCGCGGCTCATCTGTGCGGCGATCTGCCCCTGGCTGCGCTGAAACCCCTGCACATCCGGCGTGGTTATGTTCATCACCACACTGACGCCGCCACCACCGCCGCCGCGCACGCCCAGCTTGCCGTCCGGGCCGCGCGCCAGCGGCATGATCGCCTCTGGCCCGGCCTCGCCCATCAATCCCATGCCACCGCGCATCGGAAACGAAACCGGCCCCGACACCACCCCGCCGCTGGCAAACGGCGTCACCCGCCCTTGCGCGAAACTGGCCCCGTCGGCAAACGGCAGGATCCCCTCGACCAGACCGCCAACCCCCTTGGCCAGCAGGCCGCCGAAATGGTTGGTCACCGGCTTGATCGCCGCCGAATAGGTGGTCTGGATCATCGACCGCGCCACCGTCTCCAACGCATCCGACAGCTTCAACCCATCGAAAACCACCCCGTCGAACGCCCGGCGCAACCCCTTGGACAGCCCCTTTTCCAGCGTCGCCACATCGCGCCCGGTCCCGGCCAGAGACTCGCGCATCCGGCGCAGTTCACTGTCGAAATCCGCCGCCATGCCGGCCGCCGCGCCCAGACTGTCCTCAAGCGCCTCGGCGCGATCGCCCAAATCGTCAAACCCATCCTGCTCAGCCATCACCATCTCCTGTTGTCTTATCCGGATACGCCGCCTGCAACGCCTCCAGCCCGGCCCGGTTCATCGCAGCCCCGGCCTCGCCCTGCCCCAGCATCAGCCGCAACTCGGCCGGGGTCAGCCGCCAGAACTGATCCGGCGTCAGCCGCAACCCCTGCACCCCGGCCCGCATCAGCGCGGGCCAGTCAAACCCGCTCACGCATCACCGGGCAGCATAAACGCCCGCGCCAGCAACTCTGCCGCCACCTTTGCCGCCGCCATCGGCCCGCCGGCAATCTCGGCCTGCAACAGGTCGTTGCGATCCATGCCCGCCCCGCCCCCCTGCAACCCGGCGGCCACCACCGCCAGAACATCGCGTGTTGAAAATGCCCCCGATTCAAACCGTTGCACCAGTTGAACCAGCGAATTGACCTCCAGCGCCTGCTCCAATCCGGCCAGCGCCCCCAGCGTCAGCTTCAGAACCCGCGCCTGCCCGTCGATGACCAGCGCCACCTCTCCCGTCCACGGATTAACCATGCGCTCAGATCGCCGTGAACGTCAGCGCGCCGGCACTGGCCATCGACAACTCATAGGTCGCCTCGCCATTGTGGCTGCCGGCATACTCGATGCCGGTGACCTGAAATGCGCCCTCGATGATGCCGAAATCGGGGATGATCACCTGAAAATCCGGCGTCTCGCCATCAAAGAACAACTGCCGGGCGCGTTCATCCGTGCCGGCATCCCTGAACACACCCGACCCGGAAATCGCCGCCGACCTGACCCCGGCCCCGGACAGCAGTTCCCGCCAGCCGCCCTGGCTTTCCAGACTGGTCACATCCACGCTTTCCGCGTTGAAACTGACCCGCGTGGCGCGCAGCCCCGCGATGGTTTCAAACTGACCCGATCCGGTCATATCCACTTTGACCAACAGGTCTTTGCCGTTCTGAGCACCCATGATGTCTCTCCAAAATTTGCTTGCCTATTCAGAAGGTTCAGTCACATGAACCTGCCTGCGCTCTAACTGTCTTCCACGCGGGCGCGGAACCTCAGATCAATGCGCCTTACGCGCCCCGCCTTGCCGCTGCGCCTGGCCGCCGCGCGTTCAAACCACAGGCCGACCAGCCGACCCCGGCTAAGGCTCAGATCAGCATCCAGAAGCGCATCGTCAATCGCCGCCGCNACCGCCTTGGCCGCTCCGAATCCCGCCGATTCCGTCACCACCGACACGGTGAACCGATGCACCGCTCCATCCCCGGAGCGGTCCGACCGGTCGCGCACATCCTCAGGCCCCAGCGTCACATAGGTCTGGGGCAATTCCCCCGACGGCAGCGCATCATAAATCGCCGCCCCCACAAGCGCACTAACCCCCGTATCGGCCAACAAATGCTGGTAAACCGCCCCTTGCAGCGCTGCTGCCATGCCATAACTCATGCCGCCACCTCTTCATCCGCGAAACAGGTCAGAAACCGCCCGTCCGGATCATGCTCGGCCACCGCCTGAATGACGTACAACCTCGTGCCATCGCGAAACCTCTGCTCTGGCCTGGGCCTTGACGCGGCCCCAACAGGGGCGGCCCGCACCACAATCCGGTAACTGACGCTCGACACAAGAACCCCTGCACCGGCCCGCTCTCGCCCGGTTCGGGCGGAAACCTCGGCCCACAACTCTCCCAGAGCGGCCCAGCTCTCGCTGAACCCGCCCGCGCCATCGGCACTGCGCGTGGCCCCCTCAAGAACCAACAGCCGGTTCAGCCTTGGCGCGCTCACAGCCCCGCCCCCAGGCTGATCCGCACCATCCGATAGCGCTGAATCAGACTGGTCACACCAAACGGCATGCACCCAGCGCCCAGCGCCGTTTCACTGCGGTATTCATAATAATGCGCCGCCAGCAACAGCACCGCCTGCCCCAGATCGGCCGGCAATCCACCCCAGTCACCGGCCATCCCGGCACGAAAGGCAATCCTCACCTCTCCGCCCGCCGGCACCATTGGCAACAACCCGGACACCGGGCGCAGCCTCGGGCTATGGCTGTCCGCCTCAAGCCGATAGCTCTGCGCCTCCAGCACCGTCTCATCGCCCTGCACATCGGCCAGCGTCACGGCGCTTACCAGCCCCACGGGGGCCACCGGCAGGCTTTGCGCCGACCGGTCCCGCCAAAAGCTAAGCGTCCAGCTGAAATCCCTTGCAATCAGCACCTTGCCGGTGCGTGCCTCAATGGCGGCGATCGCAGCCCTCAGAAAACCTTTCAAAACACTGTCTTGCAGGCTTTCATCGCCAAACCCGGTTCCCAACCTTAAATGCGCCTTGAACTCATCCACCGGCAGGGCCGCGTCATCTATGGTGGTTTCTTCGATCAATATCATGATTTCACTCCACAATCCCGGTCCCGGCCGAGTGTTTCCAGGCCATTTCCGGGCCATTCCATGGTCAGTTGACGGGCGTGCGCCGCTCCACGTTGCTCGGACGGAGGGGAGCAGCTAGACAACATGAAGCTTTCACTGACGACACGCCCGCCACGAGGCCGGTCTGACCCGGCCCCGTACCCGCCGCCGCTTAGGCGACAGCGAATTTCAGCAGCTTGATCGCGGCAAAATCCGAAACATCTCCGCCCACGCGCTTGGTCGCGTAGAACAGAACATGCGGCTTGGCGCTGAACGGATCACGCAGCACACGCAGATCCGGGCGCTCGGCCACGGTGTAACCGGCATTGAAGTCCCCAAAGGCGATGGAATAGCTGCCGGGGGCCGCATCCGGCATGTCCTCGGCCACCACCACGGGATAGCCCATCAGACGCGCAGGTTCCGCCGCCGCCAGACCATCGGACCACAGGAACCGGCCATCGGCATCCTTCAGCTTGCGTACCAGACCGGCGGTCTTGGAATTCATCACGAATGACGCATTGGCCCGGTATTGCGCNCCCAGGGCGTAAACCAGATCGACAATACCATCGCTGTTGCCAATGCCGCCATCAACACCGGTCGGCACATAGCCCAGATTGCCCCAGCTCCAGACGTCATTATCAACCTTGGCCTTGGTCAGAATACCGGTCGGCTTGTCGATGCCATCGCCATTGATGAACGCATCCGCCTCGGCGCGGGCGAACTTGTCGGCAATACGGCCCGCCAGCCAGCCCTCGATGTCAAACGCACTGTCATCCAGCAGACGCTGGCTGGCTTTCGGCAACGCGCTCAGCTCGTGCAGCGGGATGGTGATGCGGTCGATCTGCGGCGTGCCGGTCTCGGCCACGGCACCGACCTCGGTCGCCCAGCCGGCCCCAATGTCACTGGTGTCGATCAGCACGTCATATGACGTCGCCTCGACATGAACCACTGCACTGATCGACCGGATCGACGCGGTCGACTTCAGGATCGACGCCACCGTCTCCGAAGTCTGCGGATCCACCAGATAACCGCCATCGCTGTTAACGGCCGTGGACATCGACTTGGCCTCGATATCCAAGCCGCGCAATCCATCATCATCGCCACTGCGCAGATATGAATTGAACGCCTTCTGATGCGGCGCGCCAGCATCGAACTCGGCGGCCAAATGCGGACGTGCCGCCAATGTTGTTTTACGATCCAGCATGGTAAGTCGCTCTTCCGTTTGTTGAAGTTTGGTTTGAATTTCGTCCTGAAAGCCCTTGAATTCGCAGACAAAGCCGGTCATCGCCTGCTTCACCTCCTGAACCAGAGGCACAGCTTTCCCGGCCAAGGCCGCCATATCGGTCTTGCTCATCTCTACATCCTGTCTGTGGGTGAGATTTCGGCGCTACCTTCGCGCCAGTTCAAGCTGCGCACCCCGAAGGACGGCGGCCATTTCACGCAAGGCATCTTCGGTGTCAGGGCCTTCCCCCTTCGCCTCTACCCGCGCACTGGGCAACATCGGGAACGTCACCAGCGACACCTCCCAAAGCTCCAGTTCACTCAAAAGCCTCTGGCCCTTGTCATTCTTCACCGCCCTGACGGCGCGATAGCCAATCGACAAGCCGTCAATCGCCCCTGCCCCGATCAGCGCAATCGCCTCCTGGCCCTGTCGCGTGCTTTCCAGCAACCGCCCCCTGACCCAAAGCCCGCGCGCATCCTCGCGTACCTCATCCCAGACGCCAATCGGCTGGGCCGGATCGTGCTGCCACAGCATCTTGACCTTGCGCCCGTCCGCCGCCAGCCGCTTGAGCGATTGCGCATAGGCCCCCTTTTCAACGATGTCGCCACCCTGATCCGCCTGCCCGAACAGGCTGGCATAGCCTTCGATCCCGGCGTTATCCGTTACGGCCAACCCCGCGCCGAATTTCGCGAACTTATGTTCCAATCCACCGGTCCAATCCATTGAACACACTCCTTTTTCCACGCGACCCACTCAGGGGGCCGCCGCCACCAGCGACTGCACCGCCTGCGCCAGAATAACCGCCACAACGCCATACACAGCCAGCCACAACCGCCGCTCCAGCCGCTCCATCATCTCTTCCAGCCGTTGCAGATGCCGGCACAGGTTTTCGTGCTGAATGGCGCTGACCCGCTCATGCGCGGCCAGCCTCAGCCCCGGCGCGCACTCAAACGTTTCATACCGAAGGTTCGGCTCAGCCATCCGCGCCGGCCCCGGCCAGAACAGGCAGCCCCAACAGCGCCCGCTTTTCTTCCTGCGTCAGGAAATCGGCCCCCGCCACCCTGGCCCATTGCGCATCCCTCTCGGTGGCCAGGGCGGGCACCTGGTCCAGATCCGGCTTCAACTCCAAAACTTCTCCGGTGAACCTCGATAACCACTCCGACAATACCGCCGCCACCCTCGACGCCAACGGCAACACCGTCAGCCGAAAGAACGCCCGATTGGCCTCGGCATAATTGGCATAGGTCGCATCGCCCTGGATCCCCAGCAGCATCGGCGGCACCCCGAACGCCAGCGCAATCTCGCGCGCGGCGGCCTCCTTGGTCTTCTGGAACTCCATGTCGCTGGGCGAAAACCCCATCGGCTTCCAGTCCAGCCCACCTTCCAGAACCATCGGCCGCCCCGCATTCCTCGCGCCCTGAAAATTCGCCTCGATCTCCTCTGACAGGCGGCGGAACTGATCGTCGCCCATCGCACCCTGCCCGTCACTGCTGTTCCAGACCAGCGCACCACTGGGCCTCGCGGCATTATCCAGCAACGACTTCGACCAGCGCGACGCGCTGTTATGCACATCCACCGCCATCGCTGCCGCCTGCATCGGCGATATGCCGTAATGATCGTCCTGGGGATGAAAACTCTTGATATGACAGATCGGAGAAACCTCCCCACCGGCATCAAACCGGTGCTTCTTGCCCGAGACCGCATATTCATACGCCACCGGCCAGCCATCAGCCCCCGGCACCACCCGCATCCGGTCCGACCGCAGAATATGCAGCTCCACCGGCAAATCCCCCTCACCCGAAACCGCCTCGACATAGGCATTCCCCGACAGCAACAAATGCCCGAACAACGCCTCCATCAACTCGGCCCGGCCCTGCGCGGCATTGGGATTGTTGATCAGCCCCAGCAAAGGATGCACATCAAACCGCTGCGTGCGATCCTGCAACACCAAAGGCAACGCGGCCGCGGCCTCGGCAATCAACTTCACCGACCGGAAGCCGACCGGATTACCGGCAAACCCCGTCCTTGTCAGCGAAACACTGTCCCTGGGACTCCAGGCCACCCGCCCGGATCCCTGCCAGGCCACAACCGGACCGGTCGCACTTGCCTTGGTCTCCACCGCAGCCCTCTCAGCCCCACGACGCAAGAAATCAAAAACCATCGCTCATGCTCCTCATTGATCATCGCCGCCGCCCCAAAAGGCACCCACCGGCTTGTTGAGACCACTTATGCCCGACATTCCCCAACACTCCGCAAACCCACCGTTCGCCGGTTTGGCAACACCCCCGGCTTCTTCTCGTCCCAAATACTCAAATCCCACATCCCCCAAACCACCACCGCTTAAAGCACACGCGCCCTTGGCCGCCGCCATTTTGCCGCCGGGGCAACCATCAACTCATGCAGCGCCCAAACCAGCGCATCCACCCGGTCAGGCGACCCCTGCCCCTCAAACCCCCGCGCCGTCATCAGACACATCTGCTCCTCCAGACCGACCAGCCCGGCCACATGGCGAACCCGCCCCTGCTCATAAAGGGCAGCCACAGGCTCGGCCCGCGCAACCTTGCCCCGCGTCGCGTGAACCCCCCGGTACGACACCATCGGATCGACACTGCGCACCACTTCCTCAACCAATTGCCCGCCCTGATTGACCTCGGCCACCAACCGGTCGGCCCCGTATTGCTTCACCGCGCCAATCGCCACCTCGGCCCAACC